GAATAAGTATTATGCCGCCAAGGGGCTTACTCAGATACCAATAGAATATCAGCGCGGCATTGTCAACTTTGTGAAGGGTGTTGCAGCGACCACGCGCGGTACGTTTACGAATCTCAGTAATACGAGCGCGATTGGTTTTCGGGTGATGGGGCTGGATGGCAGGGTGTATTACCGCGGATTCAAAGAGCATTATCACGATCTCATTGACCAGGCTATTACTGAGATTGCCACGGGGCAAAAATCGTACACCAGCGCTTTCAGGAGCGCATTAACGCAGACAGCGGACAGTGGCATAAGGGTGTTGGATTATGAAAGCGGGTACAGCCGGCGATTGGATAGTGCGATAAGACAGAATGTCATTGATGGCGTGAAGGATATTGCTCACGAAATCGCGCGGCAAACTGGGGAAGAATTTGGCGCTGACGGGGTGGAAATTGACGCGCATAATCTTTGCGCGCCGGATCACCTGCCATACCAGGGGCGGCAATTCACGAAAGCGGCATTTGAGCAGATACAAGAGGAGTTGCCGCGTCCATTCGGATTTTGGAACTGCCGGCATACATACTATCCGGTCGTTTTGGGCGTCTCACCCTCCCTGTATACTGACGCGGAACGCCAGGCGATGATTGCCAATTCTACTGAGGTGCGGGAGTTTGAGGGCAAGGAATACACGGCTTATGAGGCAACGCAGTTGCAGCGCCGCATTGAAACGGAAATGCGGAAGAGTAAGGACCGGGCAATACTGGCCAAGGCGGCTGGTGATGATTTGACGCGGAAGGTGGAGCAGCTGCGGTTGAACCAGTTGAGGGACAAGTACATTTTACTGAGTAAGCAATTCGGGTTACCGCTGGCTTTGGATCGCGCGCGGGTCAGTGGATTCCGGGCAGTAAAGATATTGAACTAAGACATTTTATTTGGTAATTTTGTGCTATAATGTATTTATAACTGAATAGTGATGCCAGAGTTTTCCGCCTGGGACATGTTGCTTGAAATAGCAGCCATTGTCCGGGCGTTTTTTGTTTAACGACCGTATCACTGAACATAGGCCGACAGGCGATAAATGGAGAGGAAGAAGATCATGGCAGATGAAGCCGAAAAGACTGCGAATGAGCAGGAAGTTACTCAGCAAGAGGAAGCGCAAGGAACTGGTGAAGGCCAGGGCAAGACATTTACGCAAGCGGAGCTTGACAGGATTGTCTCTGAACGGTTGGCGCGGGAACGCAAGAACCAACCAGATGCGGACGAATTGAAAGCCTACCGCGAGTGGAAGAAATCTCAGCAGACGGAAGCCGAAAAGGCGGCAGAGCGCGAGAAGGCTCTACAAGCCGCTGAGGCGCGGGCGTTGACCCTTGAGCGCGAAAAAGCCATTATCCTGGCTGGCGTGAAGGGTGAGGACGTGGATTATGTAATGTTCAAGGTTGGCAAGCTGGAAGGCGACTTTGGCGACAACCTGAAAACGTTCCTGGCTGAGAACAGCAAATTTACTGAGCCCGAAACGACAACTGTTGACGGGGTGAAACATAAACCAGGTGCGTCTGCCGACCCGGATGAGGACTTAGTCCGGGCGATGAGGAAGGCGGCTGGTCTCAAATGAAAGGAAAATAACTAATGGCACAGAGTATTACTTTAGCACAAAAATTCCAGCCTATTCTGGATGAAATCTACAAGGAAGCGTCGCTAACCGCAAGGATGGACGCATTAACTAAGCCCGTAAATTTCGCGGGCGCGAATGTTGTGAAGGTTTTCAAGACTGACCCGATTGGTCTGGGTACTTACAGCCGTGTAAGTGGTTATCCAGCCGGGCAAATTACTGCCGGTTGGGAAGCGCTGACTTTGGCGACTGAACGAGGGCGGGCGTTTGTGATTGACCGCATGGATGATGAGGAAACTCTCGGGATGGCCTTTGGCACGCTGGCGAGTGAGTTTATTCGCACTGAGGTGGCACCGGAGCTGGATGCTTATCGCTTTGCCAAATATGCAAGCTGGTCAAACATTCAAACCACAGCTGGGGCAACTTTGGACGCGAATAGCATTTTGACGGCAATTGACGCGGCAAAGCTGGCATTGAATAAGCAGGAAGTTCCTCGCGAGGGGCGGCTGCTTTATATTTCGGAAGACTGCCTCAACTTACTGGAAGGCAAGGTCAGCCGGTTCCTGGCGAACGAAAGCGAAGTGAATCGCAGCGTCAGCAAATTCGACGGCATGGAAGTGATTATGGTTCCTCAGACCCGCTTCTATACTCAGATCGACCTTGACGCGGGCACGAGTGTGAACGAGGGCGGTTATACCAAGAATGGCGGAGCCGGTAAGGACATCAACTTTATGATGATTCATCCGAGCTCAGTATTGCAGGTGGCGAAACACGAAAGCTTGAAAGTGTTTGGGCCTGATGACAATCAGACTTCAGACGGTTGGTTGATCCAATACCGGATCTATCATGACGCTTTTGTATATGAGAACAAGGTAAAAGGTATTTACCTGCACAAGAAAGCATAGGTGCTGACATGGCAGCGATAAAACCTATTGTTGGAGCAGGCTGGTTGAAGGATGTGAATGATAACTTTGATTCGCTCGCATCTTTGGCTGGAATGCACGTAAGTAAGTTCACTTTTGATGCTGACGCGAATGACGCGGCAAGCACACCGGTAAGCAATAAGACGGTTGCCGCGCATCCAATGGCGGTCAAAATTCCCGATAACGCGATTGTATATGGCGGGTTTATTGACGTGATTACTGCGGTAACTTCGGACGGAAATGCGACTGTGGCAATTAGCCTGGTGGCTGCAAACGACCTGTTGACGGCGACCGCAAAAGCCAGCCTGACACTTGCCACTCAAAAACCGATGGCGGCTGTTATCGCGCAACCTATCAAGTTGACTGAGGAAAAAGCCGTTACTGTGACTGTTGGAACGGCAGCTCTCACGGCTGGCAAGATTGACGGTTATATTCTCTGGATGGAGGGAGCGTAAAAATGACTTCGGGAATTGATTGGGCAAGCAAGATCCCAGTTGGCGGGACGTATACGGTATCCGATACTCCTACGTCGATAACTATTAACACAGGCAAACCTAATGCGGTTGGATTTGTCTTTCAGGTTTTTAGAGCAGGGGTAGAAGCTACTACTGCTGCAAAAGGATCAATTACCGGCGGGGTTCTCAAAATTGAGAATAACTCATCGACTTTTGTCTTGACTGCTGCTGACGTGATCAACTGGATCGTATTTTGATATGGGAGGTAAGAGATGGACGGATACGCGGACTACACATTTTATCTGAACACATACGGTGGAACGTCCATCTCTGCCGCCATGTTCCAAGCGCTGGCAAAGCGTGCCTCTTATGAGGTGGAGCGCCTGACATTGAACCGCGCGGGTGCTGTCATTACTGAGAACACAAACACCGCCCTTATTGACCGCATAAAAATGGCGACCTGTGCGATTGCAGAGGTGCTGAACGGATTTGCGGCGGCTGGACTTCAGCCCGCGGGTATTGAAAGCGAGAGCGTTGGTGATTACTCAGTAAAGTACACAAGCGCGGATGTGGCGAAAGCGCGGGAAGCGGCGGCTATTCAGGCTGTTGCTGAACAATATCTGGCGCTTACCGGACTGATGTTCATCGGGGTTGCCTGATGTACGCGCCGCACGATATGACATGGTACGAGGGCGCGATGGTGAACAGTGCTATGACCTATACGCGCCATGTGATTTGCGGCGTTATGTGGCAGGAACGCAAAGCCGCGAATGTTATCCGGTCTGGTTCGATTCAGGCAGACAGGGTCAGCGTGTACGTTCCTGATACTGAGCACGCATTCCAGGTGGGCGATTATCTGGTGCCGGGCATCGTGAGGGACAAAATTGACAGTGCGTTCAAGATCGCGGACTTGCTCAAAAAGTACCCTCACGCGGTAAAGATCACCAGCGTGGACGTGAAGAATTATGGATACGCCGGCATGCAGCATATTCAACTTGGAGGCGCGTAATGGCGGGTTCGATTCGCTTTATTGAGACGCCGCGGGGTTGGGTGAAACATACGGCAAACGGCCGCGCGGAATTGATATGGAACCCGGACTTCGCGCCGAAACTGAACGCGAGTCATAACAAAGCGCAGGTATTCGTGGACAGTGAAGTGCTGCGGACGTCAAACAGATATGTACCCGAAGTGACATCAATGTTGAAAAAGAGCGGCATTTTGGGCACTGAGCCTGGAACTGGCGAGGTTGCGTGGATCGCGCCGTATGCATGGCGGCAATATCATCTGGTGAATCGAAAGACTTCACAGAATATCAACCCACTGGGTGGACCATACTGGTTTGAAAGAGCCTGGAGAGTATGGGGTAAGAGTATCATCCTTGGCGCGAAGGCTTTGATAGCCAGGGGGCTTTCATGAGTGACATCAGCGCGATTCGCACGTATTTGGCGACATACCAGAAGTTAGAAAGCAACCGTCCGGTATGGGTGGAAATGTTGAGCCCTAACCCGCTGAGTTACACGGTGTTTTTGGTGCCCGGGAAGCAGGTGACCGAAGACATAACCGGCGGAAAGATCGTGGAATATCCCTTTGCATTTGGGGCGATTGAAACCTTGGCGGATGACAGCGGGCTGGACGCGGCTGAGTTCTATGAGGAATTTGCTGACTGGCTGGACACGCAGACGGCGGCAGGCGATTTGCCAACTTTGGACACTGGCAAGACCGCACTGTCTATTGAGGCGCTTGATACGGCAACGATCATCGAGCGCGCAGAAAACACGGGAGTTTTTCAAATCCTGTGTAAATTGACTTACGAAGAATGAGAGGATAGATCATGGCTGGAGTACAAGCGAAACGATCAAAAATTGAACACTATCTCGATACACACACAACCGGATCAACCGCTGTGTGGAGCAGACTTGGGCATAAGGTTGCCGCGAGCGAGTTGGCTTATAACCCTGTTACTGAGGAAAGCTACGATATTACGCTGGACAACACCATCACGGAAATAACCGGCTATAAGCGCTCCATGGCGATTGAGGGGGTGGTATATCCGGGTGATAATGTGTTTGATTACATCGACACTATGCGAATCAATATGGCGGTGCTGGAAAGCCTGCAGACTGAGATGGTGAACGTCTGGGCGTATAAAGCCTCAATAAACACGGGTACTGAGCAATCGCCAGTTTTGGAATGGCCGGCTGAAAAGGTGAAAGTGACCATCGGCATTGAGTCGATTGGCGGCGATGGCGGTCCGAATACCGCGAAAATCAAGTACACGATTTACGATGCCGGCGACCCGGAAAAAGGCACGTTTGAGCCTATTGAAAAGAGATTCACCAAAGCTGCCTGAGAAAGGGTCTGAACATGGAGAAGCTGACACTCAGTAAGCGCACGGAGATTATGTTAGACGATGACCCCGCGCGGGTGATTCGTTTCAACACCGAGGATGTGCACTTGCGGGCGCGGTTGTTCGAGTTTGCGAAAGACGCGAGCCGGAAGGAAAAGGAAATCCAGGCAGAAATCGCGGAAATTGAAGCCCTGGAAGGCGAGGGAGCGGAAGGGTTTCCTTTGCAGGCGGATGCCTCAGTAAAGCTGATGGTGGAGCTGGCGGATTTCTTTATGGCGGGGCTTGACCAGGTATTCGGCGAAGGCACGAGCGCGGTGGTGTTTGCTGAGGGGTTTGACTTTGATGGGTTTACAACCTTTCTGGCGTATGTGATGAGCAAGTTTGAGGCAAAAAGCAG